TGGCTGCGGAGGGGCAGCTCAAAGTGGAAACGGTGCAACAGGAAACGCAGGTAGTGACTCTTCTTTTGCAGGAGCTGGTATCACAACATTCACATCCACGGGAGGGGGAGGTGGAGGAGGATACCTTGGTGGAGCAACTTCTACGCGTGCTGGGGGTTCTGGAGGAGGAGCTCAAGGTGTTGGTGCTGCTCCTGGAAGCACTGGAGGTCCTGGTAACACCCCTGCCACAGATCCGTCACAAGGAAATAATGGTGGTAATGGTTCTGGTGGCGTAGGAGGAAATGACAGAAACGGCGGAGGAGGCGGTGGGGCCGGATCCGCGGGTAGTAATGGTACTCCTAGTAATCCAGGTGCAGGAGGTAGTGGAACAGCAAATTCAATAACAGGTTCATCAGTAACTAGAGCAGGAGGCGGTGGAGCCTCTGGATCAGGATCAAGTCCAAATGCAAGTGGAGGCTCTGGCGGCGGAGGTGCAGGAGGAGATTCTTCTGGAACTGCAGGATCGGCTAATACAGGTTCTGGAGGTGGAGGATCTAATGCAAACCCTAATGGAACTTCAGGTGCTGGTGGAAAAGGAGTTGTAATTTTAAGTATACCAACTTCAAGTTATTCAAGCACAACAACTGGATCTCCAACAGTTACAACTTCAGGATGTAACACAATATTACAATTTAATGGATCAGGGAGTTACACAGCATAATGGCTTGTTTTGCAAAATTAAATAATGATAACGTTGTTGAAAGAGTTGAATCTGTAGTAAACGAAGTAATATTAGATGAGAATGGACAAGAATCAGAGTCTCTTGGAATAGCTTTTTTACAAAGTTTATACGGTGCAGATACTAAGTGGAAACAATCATCATACAACACACATCAAAATAATCATTTTTTAGGAGGAACTCCCTTTAGAAAAAACCATGCAGCTATAGGTTATATTTATGATGAAAGTAAAGATGCTTTTCACCCACCTAGACCTTACGCATCTTGGAATTTAAACGAAGAAACTTGTTGGTGGGAACCACCTGTTTCTGAACCAGCGTTAACAGCAGAAGAACTTGAAAATGGAAGTATTTATAAATGGAACGAAGACAACGTTGCTTGGGAACTATATACTCCTTCTACAGAATAAGTTCAGTTAAATCTTTATTACTACCAAATTTACCTTTAACAAATACATTAAAAGATAAACTAGTTCTTATATTTTTTCCTTGTTTATTTTCTACCATGTGAGTTAAAGAAGATGGGAATAGTATTATATCTCCCGTTTTAACACTAAACCACCATGAGTCAGAATTCCATGAATTCCATTCTTTAATATTAAATTTAATTGTTTGATATTTTTCCTTAAAAAATTTAATTTTATCAAATTTATCATCAGCGTTAATATAAAAAACTCCAGATATTATTGAATTAGGATGAGCATGTAGATGATGGTATTGATTTTCATTAGTATAATTTAACCAAGATTGAGTAATGTATGGTTTTATATTGTCTCTCGTAGAAATTATTCTATCAAAATAATCTTTTACTATTAAATCTAAATCTAACTTTAATTTAGAAAATTGTTTTTTTTCTAAAATATAATTATTATTTGAAGTTGTATTGCCTTCGTTTTTATATGTATCTGATTTTATTTTATCAATAAATAATAATTCTTTTTTGTTTAATTTTCTATCTAACTCAGACATGTAAACAGGAGTTGGAAATAAATTTTCTATAATAGGTTGTTTCATTAATAACACCACGATACAAATGAGTACCGTGTTCCTTTCTTCACTGGTTTAACTAAATGTGGATATAAAAATATTGATGGAAATATTATAACATCTCCTGTTTTAAATTTAATTTCATAATCATCAAACATAATAAATTCTCCACCTGTATAATTTTCATTTAAAACAGCAACAATACTTAAAATTGGAATACCTCTTATATCACCTGTAAATAGACTAGTAATATGATCTTGATGTTTAGACATTATTTGACCTTTTTTATATCTATTAAATCTTATTTTACTAAAACCTTTCCAACCTGTAAATGTATCTCCACCTAATTTTTCTATGACAATATATTTTTCTAAAGCTTTCCAAGTTAATTCATGTATTTCTTTTAGATAACTTAAATTATCTCCATAACAAATATCAAGTTCCTTATCTCCATTTTTAGCTTTAATTTCAAAATTTTTAAATGTATACGTATGTCTTTCCCAATTTTTATTTTTAGATAGCTCCTTAATACTTTTTTCACAAATATTTTTTGGAATCCAATTATCTAATTGTAATATGTAATTTTTTAAATTTAGATTACTAGGCATAATTTTTAACTGTTCTATTATCCATTTGAAACCAACCTGTAGCTATATATTTTTCTTTTGTTTTTGAAATTACACCTTTATGAAGATGTGTGAATTCAGCAGGCCATATAACAAGATTTCCTTTAATAGCTTCAGTGGTTATTTTTTGATATTTAAATTCTGTACCTCCATTAGCAACGTTATTTAAATATAACATATATACTAATCTTCTGTGAGAACTTTCTAATGATTGACTTTCGCTATGAAAAACTTTAAATCCACCACCTTTTGGATACCATTGTATTAAATTTACAATGTCAGTATTTACAGGAAACTCTATTTTAAATTCATTTAAATATTTTACAACACATACACTTAAAGTATTAAAAAATTTTAATATAGTTTTGTTTGTTGATTGATTATAAAATCTTACATCTATAGAGTCTTTATAGTTTTTATCTATACCATGACCTGTTTCTCCAGGAGCTTTGTATTCAACATTTGACTTATGATATTTAATCAATTCGTCGCATAATTTTTTATCTACTTTATAGATTCTAATAAAACTTTCCATTTGATTTTTCTTTCTTGTCTGTCATAAGTAATTGACTTTTAACTTAATATTAAATAAAAAGCAATAGTTAATTATGAAAGTAAAAAAGATACGCATTAAAAAAGAAGAAGGTTATCCTAAACAACTTATAAGAGAACAGTATTTTAGCTCTCCTATATGGTTTTCAGCCCAAGATAAATATGTCGATAGTTTAAACAAAGCTTCAGACCCCTATATTAAAATTTCTAAAAAAAATTTAAAATCAAAAATTAATGAACGTAATAAAAGGTATGGTAATAAAGGAGATATGGGTCATGTTTTTCACTCATCATCGTTAATTAATGATAGTAATTTCATAGAGTTACAAAATTATATTATAGCAACATCACATAATTTATTAGAAGAAATGGGTTTTGATTTACAAAACTTTCAAGTGTTAATTACAGAAATGTGGGTTCAAGAATTTGCTAAAGATGGGGGAGGACATCACACATTACACACTCATTGGAATGGCCACATGTCTGGTTTTTATTTTTTAAAAGGAGGAGAGGATACTTCTTTACCAATATTCGAGGACCCTAGACCGGGTAATATTATGAATCTTTTACCTGAAAAAGATAAAACAAAAAAAACTTATGCAAGCTCACAAATAAGTTATGAAGTAAAACCAGGAAAAATTATGTTTTTTCCCTCTTACTTACCACATCAATTTGCAGTGGATCTGGGATATCAACCTTTTAGATTTATACATTGGAATTGTCAGGCCGTGCCAAAAGCAATTTTAAACGTTTATAGAGATAACTCGCGCTTAAATTGACTCTCTCAATAAAATAAGTTATATTCAAGATTCGGTAAATTTGCTATAAGTGGATCCATTATGTTACAAAAGATAGGTTTCCAACCAGGTATAAACAAACAAATCACACCCACAGGAGCAGAAGGTCAGTGGATAAACTGTGATAATGTAAGATTTAGATACGGTATTCCTGAAAAAATAGGGGGCTGGAATCAATTAGGACAATTAAATTCTAATGAATTAACAGGAGCTGCTAGAGGACTACATCACTTTGTAAATGCAGCAGGTAGAAGATATGCTATAGTTGGAACTAATAGAATATTATACGCTTTTTCTGGAGATGTCTTTTATGACATACACCCGATTAAAACTACAACAACTCTTACAAGTGCATTTACCACGACTAACGGATCATCGTCTGTTACAATAACATTTTCAACAGCTCATGGAATATCACCCAACGATATAGTTTTGTTAGATAACTTTACAACTATAACAGGATCCAATTTTGGAGCGTCTGATTTTGATGATAAAAAATTTATGGTTACGTCTGTCCCTACTGCTACAACTATAACCATTACAATGCCATCAAATGAGTCCGGATCTGGTGCAACAACATCAGGTGGTATTAGAGTACAACATTACTATCCTGTTGGATCTGCCGTTCAGGAAAAAGGTTATGGTTGGGGTTTAGGTTCTTATGGAGGTGAAGATACAGGAGCTGTAACAACTACTTTAAATGGTGCAATAGATGCTAGCACAACAACTATAGTTTTAACAAGTGCGGTGCAGTTTCCATCCACAGGAACTAGCTTTGTTTTAATTGGAACAGAAATGATACAATACACAGGTGTAAGTGGCAACACTTTAACAGGTGTAACACGAGGCACTCGAGGAACCACAGCTGCATCTCACAGTGATGGGGCTACCGTCACTAATGGTACAGATTATGGTGCGTGGAACGAACAAACGCAAGAAGGTTTGGCCTTAGATCCAGGCATGTGGTCTATAGATAATTTTGGTGATAAAGCCATTTGTTTAATACATGACAGTGCAGTTTTTTCTTGGGATTCTAGTTTAGGTAATGCAACAGAAACTAGAGCTGCAATTATTACTGGTGCACCAACTGCATCAAGACACATGGTTGTATCTACACCGGATCGTCACTTAGTATTTTATGGAACAGAAACAACTATTGGTAGTCCAGAAACTCAAGATGATATGTTTATCAGGTTCTCGGATCAGGAGGATATAAATACATATACTCCATCTGCAACTAACACAGCAGGTACACAAAGACTTGCTGATGGTTCTAAAATAATGGGAGCTATCAGAGGTAGAGATGCACTTTATGTTTGGACTGATACATCGTTATTCACACAACGTTTTGTTGGTCAACCTTTTACATTTGCATTTGCACAAGTTGGAACCAACTGTGGATTAGTTGGACAGAATGCATGCGTAGAAGTTGATGGTGCTGCATATTGGATGTCAGAGAATGGTTTTTTTAGATATGGTGGTAGATTAGAGTCTTTACCTTGTTTAGTAGAAGATCATGTTTACGATGATATAAACTTGGCATCAGGAAATCAAATGGTATCCGCAGGTTTAAATAATCTTTTTGGTGAAGTTATATGGTTTTATCCATCTGCTACATCAGATGTAATTAATAAACAAGTCACTTATAATTATTTTGACTCAAGTCCACAAAGACCTGTTTGGACTATTGGAACTTTATCTAGAACAATGTGGAGAGATTCTGCTGTTTTTAATAAACCTCATGCAACAGAATATGATGCTTCAACTGATACATCTTTTGACGTTGTTGGTAATACAGAAGGTAGAACTGCATATTATGAGCATGAAGTTGGAACTGATCAAAATAAAAATGGTACTATAACTGCCGTAACATCAAACATTGAATCAGGTGATTTTGATATTACAGCACAAAGAACCGCGCAAGGTCAACAAACAGGTGTTGCAACGTTTAGGGGAGACGGTGAGTTTGTAATGAAGATAAGAAGATTTATACCAGATTTTATATCACAAACAGGGAGCACTAGAATTACATTACAATTAAAAAATTACTCAAATAGCACTCAAACAGGATCACCTCTTGGTCCTTTTGATGTCACATCCTCTACAACCAAAGTAGATACAAGAGCTAGAGCTAGAGCCATATCTTTAAAAATAGAAAACATAGCTGCTGAACAAAGTTGGAAATTAGGAACTTTTAGATTAGACACACAACCTGATGGAAGAAGATAATGGCAAAAATTACACAAATTATAACTAGACCTTCACAAGAGTATGATTACACCGTGGCAGAAGCTCAGGCTAGGGATTTAGATGGTGTCATACAAAAACTTAATACTACGTATCAACAAGAATTAAAGGATGAAGTAGAAGCTCAAAACTTCTTTTTAAATTAATGGCTAATAGTTTTAAAAATAAAAAGGTAGATTTAACTACAACTGATCTTACAACTTTGTACACAGTGCCAACTGCAACTACAACTGTTGTTAAATCATTGTTGGTAACCGAGGATGCTGGATCAGGGAGCACAATAACTATAACGTTAGTAAACTCTAGCGGTGATATTTTTAATTTATTTAAGGATAAAGCAATAGGATCTAAGGCATCAACAGAACTTTTAACTCAACCTCTTGTAATGGAAGAGAGTGAGGTCCTTAAAGTACAAGCTGCTGACGCTAATGAGCTGCACGTCATAGCTTCAATATTAGAAATACAGCCAAGAGAGGTAACATCATAATGAACAACATAAAACCAAGTAAAATAATAGAAGAAATATCAAATATTAAAACAGGTGAAAAATACATAAATGATAAAGAGTGGAAAAATAAAGGTATATCTCCAGATGACATTAGAAAAGATGTAACTGTAATCATGCCTAGCCTTGATTTATTAGGTAAAACAAAATAGAATGGTACGATGGCAATAACTAGAGCACAACAAGCAAGACAGATGTTAAAAAAAGGCAGTAAAGATCCCGTTGTACAGGGTGGTGTTGATAACTACCTTGGTAAACAACCACAAGTTGTTGCACCTAGAAAATGGCAATCTGGTCCTGATAAACCACCAACAGAATTAGCATACATTACAGAGGCAGAAAAAAAATTACTTTTAAAAGAAGATATACACGGATCACTAAAAGAAGGACCTAACAAAGGTCCTGCAGGTATTATATCATTAGATAGTTTTGGTGATATTGGTGGAGCTGGAGCAGCTGGTGGAGATACAGAAGCTAGTGGTGGAGCTAAAGAAGGTAAAGGTTTTTCTGGTAGAGGACCAACTGAAACTAAATCTGATTTTGAAAATAGAGTAAGAAATCAAAAAGAAATATTTCAAGCGGCAGAAAGAAGACAAGCTAGAGACTTGGGTATTAGAGAACGAAAAAATGTAATTGATATGAGAAGACCTGGTAGACTTGGTTTTAATCCACTAGCAACTTTATTAGGTTTTGTTAATCCTTTTCTTGGCCTTGCAGCTAGAGGTATTACGAGTATACCCAATGTAGCTAAAAAATTTAAATCATCAGATACGTTAGCAGATTTTTTTAGTAAAGTACGAGGACCTAAAAATATAACTACTGATGACGATGATACAACTTTATTAGATCAAGTAGATCCTAATTTACCTTTTGCACGAAGTTATTTACAACAATTACAAAATAAAATGCCAACTAATTTAAATGACTATGAAGGGCTAACAAACTTAGATTTTATAGATAGAATAAGTGAAAGAGATATGAGTTTAACACCGAAACAACAACAATTAATAGAAGATAAAAATTATGACGAACAAGTTGGTGACATTAGAGATATAATGGCAGATGGTGGTATGATAGGTGGAGGCATCATGGATGCTGCAGGTAGACAACAATATTTCTTAGGTAAGTTAGTTAAAAAAGCAAAAAGAGCTGTTAAAAAGATAGTTAAAAGTCCCATTGGTAAAATAGGATTAGGGGCTTTAGCTTTAAAATTAGGTGGTGGTTTTGCTGCAGATGGTTTTTTAAGAAAAACATTACTTCCTAAATTAATTTCAGATGGTAAATTAACAGGGTTAGGTAAATTAGGTTTAGGAGCTGCAATATCAGCAGCACCATTACTATTTCAACAAGAAGAGGAACAAGAGCAGGGTCTATCATCAACTGGTGTTGGACCTAATATAGATATAGAAGCTATTAGAAGAAATCCTTTTGCTTTTCAAGCTCCTGGTATTGCTGGTAGTAGATTCGCTTTTGCTGAGGGTGGTTTAATGAGATCAGAGTATGACGAAGCGGGAGCTGTGATGAGTAAAGGAGAAATGGAAAAATTAGCTAAAAGTCCTTTATACAAAGGTTTTAAAAAAATGTATAATGTAGATCCTAGTATGGCAAAAGGTAATGAATCTTATAAAGATAAGTTTTCAATGTTTGAACAATTAATTAAAAAAGGTTATCAAAAAGGTGGAGATGTAGAACCAGTAGCTAAAAAGACTATGCCACTATTAGATATGGGTGGACAAGAGATGGATTTAAGAGCTGAAGGTGG